GAATGGTTGAAGACGACAGAATAAATATATTTGAAGATGATATGCCCGAGGGATCATTTGAGGTAGCTAGCTTAAAACTACCATTCTTTAAAATGTTTGGTAAGCCACCAATCAACGAGGTTGCACCAATACCTGTGCCAAAAGAAAAACTTACAAATCCTACAAGGAAACAAACTCAGTCATTAGAAGGTGAAAGAGAAAAAATACAAGAAGTTTTTGATCCTACACCTGATGAGAAGATAGATTTAGCCGGTGAGACCATAGAGGTTACGCCTTACACTAAACAACCAATGACATCTATTTTTTATTCTGATGTTGAAAGAGTTTTAGCTAGACCAGACACACCAGAGACTTTTGCAAATAAGCAAGCTGTTATAGATTTTTTTAATAAGAACAGAATAAAGAAAACAGAACTAGAAGATTATCGTATTGGTCCTTTGCTTAAATTATTTGAAGATAATGTGCCAATACCTAAAGCTCAAATTATACGACAAGTAAGACAAGCACCAATCAAAGGATTAAAATTACACGCGACTGGACCAGGATCAGAATTAATTAATCCTGGTAGAGAGGTACCAGTAAGATATTCTGGTTATGCAGAGGATGGTTTTGTTAGTGGATCACAAAGAGAAAGAGTTCTGTACATTAACAAAAAAGATTTACCGGGCGATCCGGGGACTTATCCATCTGGTATGTTTGGTGGCGAGTCTGTGCCAAGGCACGAGTTTCAAATACCAAGCGAGGACGATACGTATATTGTAGGTTGGTCAAGATTAACAGATCGGATGGGGATTCTACCTACTAGATTAGAAGCGCCTAAAACAAAATCAAACATACCTGGTCTTACTCGTGAAAGAGACAGAGCACAAAGACAACTTACTGGATTATTTGCTGAGGCACAAAATAAATTAAATGCACAAGCTCAAAGACGAGGTATACCTGTAGATGAAGTGCAGGCACAATCATTAGAAGACATGCTTAGCACTTATTCAGGCACACTAAATGAAATAAGCCCAGGTTTAGTAGATCAAATGGATGAGCTAATTGTTAAAGCTAGAGATCTAGATACAGAGATAGCAAAAGGATCAGCAATTGATACAAGTGGCGTGGTAAAAGTAGCATTTGTAGACGAGATGCAATCAGACATAATGCAGAAAGCTACTGAAAGAAAACAACAGCTAGCCGCTGCTTTACGTAAAATACAAGAAGAGGGTGAAGGCACAACAATAGAGGGTCTCAATAGACAAGCAAGACAAGTTGTTGATTTCTTTGAAAAAAACAAAACTGTTTTTAGACCTTTAGAAAAAACGGAGGAAGAAGCTGCAAGGATTGGAGAAAAGATAAGAGGCCTTGACGAAAGAGTTGATGAGATTGTGAGAGATTACATAGACACAAGAGAAATATCACAAGCAAACATTAATGAACTACAGACATTATTAAATGATAACATTAATAGTTTATTAAATGAAATTATTGAAATCGACTCAAGCACAGTTGACAAATTGTTTCCTGACTTACCATTTAAAAATAGAGATGAGTGGGCAGATGCAATTGTAAAATCTAACTTGTACGAATTAGCTTACAGAAAATTTGTATTAAAAGAAGCAGACGCGCCAGAGTATTATGCGATTACGCCATCTAGACTTGTAAGCAAAAGGTATAGTTTTGTAGGCGATACGGCAACTCCTGCTGCAGATAGAGCAGCAGACAAAGCAAGAAGAATTCAACAATTTAAGGATGAAGGTACTTTTGGTGCTTCAAGATTTAAGGGCATTGGTATGGCAGAGTTTTACGGCGGACCTAAAGCTGTTGATGAATCAGGTAAGCATTATACAAGCACATTAGAAAAAATATTAAAGAAACAAGCTAAAGAAAACAATTCTGAAATAGTGACGATGCCTGTGCAAACTAGAGCAGGTGGAGATGACGTATTTAAAATTACAGATCAAAATGGCAACATGGTGGCCACTCTTACAGATGAAAGACAAGCTAATTTAGTATTAGAGAGAAATCCAAACTACAGAGTAGAAAGAATGCGAGTTCCAGATGAGGGATCAACAACACCAGTTTTTGCTATCAAGATTACCAAAGAAATGTTAGAACCATACAAAACACACAAAGCTATGGGTGGTTTAGTACAATTAGAAGATATATTTGAGGTATAATGGTAGTAGATAGAAGAATTACAGGAGTTCCCTCTGCAGATTTAGAGGTAGAATCAGTTACAATAGATACACCTGATTTAAGCATTGAGGGTGTAGAAATGACAGAGGATGGTGGTGCAATAATTAATCCAATTGAAGTTGCACCAGAAAATCAATTTGACTCTAACTTAGCAGAATTAATAGACGAAGAGATATTAAATGACATATCATCAGATCTAATTGGCGATTACAAAGAGGATAAATCTTCAAGAGAAGAGTGGCACGATGCATATGCTAAAGGTCTCAAACTTTTAGGATTTAGTTATGAAGACAGATCACAACCGTTTCAAGGCGCAAGTGGTGTAACACACCCTTTATTATCTGAAACAGTAACCCAGTTTCAAGCGCAAGCATACAAAGAATTGCTACCAGCCAACGGCCCAGTCAGAACTCAAATTATTGGTAAATCAACTCCACAAAAAGAACAACAAGCACAACGTGTTCAAGAATTTATGAATTATCAACTAATGCATGTAATGGAAGACTTTGATCCTGATTTAGATCAAATGTTGTTTTATTTACCTTTATCAGGTTCTGCATTCAAAAAAATATATTTTGATTCTACACTAGATAGAGCTGTATCAAAATTTATACCTAGTGATGATTTAGTTGTGCCATACACTTCTACAGATTTAGCTACAGCAGAAAGAGTGACACACGTATTAAGACGTAATGAAAACGAAATTAGAAAATTACAAGTTTCTGGTATGTACCGCGATGTTGATATTAAAGAAACTGCCGATGATGAAAATAGTCAAATAAGAGATGCAGTAAATAAATTAGACGGCGTAAAACAAACAGGTAGTTCTTACAGCAACGACAACTATACTTTATTAGAGATACATTGTGAATTAGATATACAGGGTTTTGAAGACCCTGATGGTATTAAGCTTCCTTACATCGTAACGATAGATGAGGGGTCACAAAAGATTTTATCAATCTATAGAAACTATGAAGAAATGGACAATCTTAAAAAGAAAAAACAATATTTTGTTCATTACAAATTTTTACCAGGTCTAGGCTTTTATGGTTATGGTTTAATACACATGCTTGGTGGTTTATCTAGAACTGCTACAGCAGCATTAAGACAACTACTAGATGCTGGAACTTTAGCAAACTTACCGGCAGGTTTTAAAGCTAGAGGTCTTAGAATACGTGACGATGATAATCCAATTCAACCAGGTGAGTTTAGAGATGTTGATGCACCTAGTGGTGACTTGCGTGCAGGTCTTATGCCTCTACCGTATAAAGGTGCAGATGCTACTTTATTTCAATTATTAGGTTTTGTTGTTCAGGCTGGTCAAAGATTTGCAGCAATAGCTGATCAAAAAATTGGTGACAGTGTTGCGGCCAATGCACCTGTAGGCACGACAATGGCTTTAATAGAACGTGGCTCAAGAGTGATGAGTGCTATTCATAAAAGATTACATTACGCACAAAAAATAGAATTTAATTTATTGTCAAAAATTTTTAAGGATTTTACTGCACCTAGATATCCTTATGAAGTTGGTGATAATGCAGTACCAAGTATTAAAACTTCTGATTTTGATGAGCGTGTTGACATCATGCCTGTTTCAGATCCTAATATTTTTTCAATGTCTCAACGTGTTACCTTGGCACAGACACAATTACAAATGGCTCAATCAGACCCACAATCTCATAATTTGTATGAGGCTTACAAAAGAATGTATCAGTCATTAGGAGTAAAAGATATTGATGCAATACTACCACCACCTAAATCTCCTGCACCAAGAGACCCAGCTATAGAAAATGCTGACTCTCTGTTAGCAAAAAAGATTTACGCTTTCCGTGGTCAAGATCATCAATCACACATTGATGCTCATAGGACGTTTATGTCATCAATATTAGTGCGCGCAAACCCACAAGCTACAACTATATTACAATCACACATAATGGAGCATATATCTTTACTAGCTAGAGAAATAGTTGAAGCTGAAAATGCTGAGATAATACAAGCTGAAGCACAAAAATTTGGTGGAGAGATACCACCAGAGCTGCAACAACAGTTCCAAGCGGAGATAGAGAAGCAAGTTTCTGTAAAAGCAACAGAATTTATTGAAGAAATGTTTGTCGAAGAGCAACAAGCTATGGCTGGTCAAGGTCAAGACCCACTAATTGGGTTGAAAGAGCAAGAATTACAGCTAAGAGCACAAGAAATTCAACGAAAAGCACAAAATGATCAATCAAAATTAGACTTAGAGGGTGCAAAACTTGACCAACAAGCAAAAATTGCACAAGATAAGATAGATTCTAACGAAGATATTGCTCAATTACGTGCAAATGTTAATTTAGACAAACAAAATGATCGAAGCAGAACTTAAATTAGCAAAATATTTTGATTCTTTGATGGAATTTGCAGAAAATTCTAGTCAAAGTGAACAAGATAGTATACTTTTAGCTGGAGCTATGATGGGTGTTGCAAAAGTTATTTATCAAAAACATTTTAACCCTGATCAAGTTCAAAATTTAATGGATCATAGTGGTTATGATCTACTAAACTTAATAAAACCAACAAAACACTAATGCCTAAGAAGAAAAGTCCAAATTTAAAAGTTACAGTTAAGTTACCTGCAACTGGTCAGCCGACAAAAAAGAAAAAAACAGGCCCAGCAGGTGGACCAAAACCTAAGAAAAAGAAAAAAGGCATAGCAGATTTATTAAAAACAAAATCCCCAGGTATACCTGCAACACCGCTACCTACATTTAACAAAAAGAAAAAACAAAAATTAACAGAAGAACAAAAAAAGAATGTAGAAAAAGGCGCTACAGTAATGGAAAAAGAAGACATACCTGGAACTCCACATTTTAGAATGGTTCCAAAAAAAAGTGGTAGTGGCACAAAAATTATGGAGGTAAAAGGAGGCGGTCTTATGGAGGCAACAAAAAGATTAAAAGCACAAGGATTAAAAAAAGGTGGTTTTCCTGATCTAAGTGGTGATGGTAAAATTACAATGAAAGATATTTTAATGGGTCGTGGAGTGGTCAAAAAGCCTAAGAAAAAAGCTATGGGTGGCTCAATGACACTAGAAAAAGGTAAACTTAAAGGTGTAAAAGATGCACCAGAGGAAAGACGTAAAGAAAAATTAAAACGTGTTCCAAAAGGGCTTGCTATGGGTGTAGCAGGCGCTATGAAAGGTGGAGTTAGAGCTATGAAAAAAGCTGGTAGATTAGCATTACGTGGATATGGAAAGGCAAGAAAATGAACTTTAAAAAAACTAAAATGGAAGTTGTTAAGCAAACAAATCCTTTTCCTACAACTAAAGTTGCATCAGATGCAGCTATAGTTTTTGCACCATTTGTGGTTAGACAAAACAAAGGTGCTGGGCCAAAAGGACAGACTAGCAATCAACAAATTAAAAA